CACTTAATTTTAGCAAAGAGATTGATCCTTTTGTAACAGGACAAATAGATGACAATACTTTATTTAAATCTTTTTATAGAGAATACATTAGTGATATATTTAGTTATAACCGAAGATTAGTAAAAGTAAAAGCTTTATTGCCACAAAGTTTTCTTTTAAATTATAAATTGTCCGACACAATTGTTATATCTAATGAAGAGTTCATAATTAATAAAATAACAACAAACCTACAAACAGGTGAAAGCAGTTTAGAATTATTAAATAAGGTATGATAATAAATATTTTAGATTTATTGGAGTTTGCAAATGGCGAAACTGAAAATATTAAAATTGCACAAGGCAAATATAAACTACCTGAAAATTTTGCAGATGGTTATAAATTACTAAAAAAAGAGATTAAATGGCAGACGCGAACGTAAATGTTAGAGTAAACGCACAAAAGGCAAGACAAGAACTAAATTTAACAACAGAGTCAGTTGAAAATTTAACAGTTAATGTTGCTATACAAAAACAAGAAATAGCAAGGGCAAACCAAGAAGTAGTCAAATACACAAGACTTTTAGGTAATGCTGGTAGTGGCGCAGAGCAAATGAAATTTCAAAGTGCTTTAAAGACTGCCAACGAAAAATTAGCCGATCAAAAAGCAGGATTAAAAGAATTAAACGCTGAATTAAACGCTGCAAAAGTTCAAAGAAAATTAAACACAAAAGCAGTACAGGCTGGCACAATCAAAGCTGCACAATTTAATGAAACCCTTTTAAAAAACAGAGATGTAAGTACAGGATTAAGCAAAATAACAGGCGGCTTATCTTTGCAGTTCCAATCATTCGGTAAATTATTTTTAAGTTTAGGGCGAGGTATAAAAGCATCAACAGCAAGTTTATCATTATTTAAAAAAGTTTTAATATCAACAGGTATAGGTGCATTAGTAGTTTTGGTTGGTACTTTGGTAGCAAACTTCGACAAGATTAAAGAGTCATTATCAGGTGTAAATGCAGAACAAAAAAAGGCTGCAGAAGAAGCAACAAAGTCAGCAACCGCAGCAGAAGAACAATTAAAAAGCATTTCTGATACAGAAGAAACTTTAAAAAGACAAGGCAAAACTGAAAAAGAAATAAGGGATTTAAAAGTACAGCAGACGAATGAAACTATAACAGCATTAGAAGCACAACTAACAGCACAACAAACAATTAGAGATGAGCAAATAAAAACAGCAGAAAGAAATAAAAAGATATTAACAGGTATTTTAAATTTTGTTTTATTACCGCTTGAAAAACTTGCAGAAGGGTTAGACAAAGTAGGTGCATTTTTCGGTAAAGATTTTGGTTTAGCAGATAAAGTAGGTGGTGCTGGTGCAAGTATAGCAGGATCAATATTCACAGGTATTGATGAAGAGGGAGATAAGGCGATCGCTGATACAGAGAAAAAATTAAAGCAATTAAAAAACAGGCGAGATGGTTTTATCAATCAGCAAAAAGCCGAAGATGATGCAGAAAAAGAAAAGGAAAATGCCAAAATATTAAAAGACATAAAAGATGCGATTGATAACGAAGTAAAAAGACAAGAGGGAATAGCAAACATTAGAGAAAAATATAAAAGATTAAATCAAGATAGAGATGATCTAACCTTTCAACAAAAGGCAGAACGAGAAAGAGAAAGAGCTTTATTAGAACTTGATGCCTTAAATGCAACTGAAGAACAAAAAGCCGAACTAATAAAATATTATCAAGGTGTAGTAAGCGATGCAATAATACAAGATGAACAAGCAAGAGCAAATAAAATAAAAGAAGTTGAGGATCAAAAAAGAGCTATAAGAGAAAAGACCTTCAATACAGCAATACAGCTTGCAGGCGAAGAAAGTAGATTAGGCAAAGCAATGTTAGTTGCAAAAACAATATTAGCTGCAAAGGAAAATATAATGGAAGTTAAAAAAACATTAATTAAAGCACAACAAGCATCAACAGAAGCAACAGTTGATGGTGCAAAAGCAGGTAGTGCAATCGCTTCAGGTGCAGCAGAAACAGCAAAGGTTGGTTTTCCACAAAACATACCATTAATAATTGCATATGCAGCACAAGCAATAGGAATAATTGCAGCAGTAAAATCAGCAATCGGTAAAACAAAGTCAGTAGCAGCAAGTGCAGGTGCAAGTGGTGGCGGTGGCTCTGTTGGTATAGATGCACCAAGCATACAAACCTCAGCACCAAGTTTTAATATTGTCGGTACAACACCTGAAAATCAATTGGCACAAACCATATCAGCACAACAACAAAAACCTGTTAAAGCATTTGTAGTTGCAGGTGATGTAACAACAGCACAAGGATTAGAAAGAAATATAATACAAGAAAGTAGTTTAGGATAGCAAATAATTTTTTAAAAAATGTTATATAATTATGAGAATAGTAGAATTAGTAATTGACGAACTTGATGAATTAGCAGGTATTGAAGCAATCTCTGTTGTAGAAAACCCAGCAATTGAAGAAGATTTTATCGCATTAAAAAATCAGCAAGAGATCACACTTGCGGAAATGGATAAAGAAAAAAGAATATTATTAGGTCCATTACTAATACCAAACAAACCAATATATAGGAAAAGCAAAGATGAAGAATACTATATATACTTTTCGAAAGATACAGTTCGCAAAGCATCGGAAGGCTTTTTAATGAAAGGTAATCAAAGTAAATCAACACTTGAACACCAGCATAGCATCAAAGGATTAACATTAGTAGAAAGCTGGTTAGTCGAAGATAAGGTACACGATAAATCAAGAAAGTATGGAATGGATGTTCCTGTTGGTACTTGGATGGGTGCTATAAAAGTGAATAATGATGAAGTATGGAATGAATATGTAAAAACAGGCAAAGTCAAAGGTTTTTCAGTTGAAGGCTATTTTGCAGATAAAATGGAACGTCCAAAAGATCCTACAATAAAAGATCTTGCAGAGCAAGAAAGTGAAGAAATATTAGAAGCAGTTAAAAAATTATTTAGCGAAAAAATAACACTTGAAAGTTATAACGACTACCCACAATCAGTTGTAAATAATGCAAAAAGAGGTATAGAATTAAATAAAAAAGTAAATAATAAATGTGCCACTTTGGTAGGAAAAAATCGTGCCAGACAATTAGTAGCAAAAGAAAAATTGAGTGTATCAACGATTAAAAGATTATATAGTTATTTAAGCAGGGCTGAAACCTATTATGATTCATCAGATACAAAAGCTTGTGGTACAATATCATTTTTATTATGGGGTGGTTTGTCTGCAAAAAATTGGGCAAAAAGTAAACTAAAAAAACTTGGCGAGATTGAATTAGAAAGCCAAGCAATAAATGATGATTTTGCAATTATAAATGATAGGTTAGCTTATTCAACAAAAGAAATGGCTGAAAAAATTGCAGAAGATATTGGGTGCAAAGGAATACATACACACGAATTTGAAGATAAGATATGGTTTATGCCTTGTGAAAAACACTCAATAAAAGCAAAAAAAACAAAAAGCCCTTGTTGGGACGGATATGAACAAAAGGGAACTAAAATAGGTAGCACAGGAAAAAGGGTACCAAACTGTGTAAAAAAGGAAAAGTACGCTAAGGTCGGTCCACGTGGCGGTATTGTAAAAAGCCCAAAAGCTCCAGGTAGCAAAAAAAATACTAATCCAAAAGGGGTTGGTAGCGCAGGTGGTAGTGCTAAAGGTAGAACAGGTGCAAAGGTAACTGCAAAAGATAGAGAAGCATTACAAAAAAAAGTAGATAATTTTAATAAAAGATATAAAGATAAATTAGGATATGGCGTTACGATCGGTCAATTATCAGCAGTCTTTCAAAGAGGTTTAGGTGCTTTCAATACAGGTAGTAGCCCAAGGGTTAAAAGTCCATCACAATGGGCACACGCACGCGTAAATGCTTATATGTATCTTGTAAAAAATGGCAGACCACAAAACAAAGGCTATAAACAAGACAATGATTTACTACCAAAAAAACACCCAAAAAGCACCAAGTAATGTACAAGCAAAAAAGAAACTACAAAAATAAATATATAAACATTTCATACGGCAAACACGCTAGTCCAAGAGGTGGTCGCAGAGCTTGTCTTTGTTGGGATGAAGAAACTTATCGTATTGAATGTTGCGATGGCTCATTAAGGGCGCAGGGGATCGGATCGACAACAGGGTAAATATTCCTTAAATGCAAACACTATCATACTTGTTGTTAATAAAGTATGAAATCACAAGAATTATTGTCTCAAATTAAAAATCTATTAGGTATGGAAGATATCGCATTAGAAAAATTAAATTTAGAAAATGGAACTGTTTTAGAAGCAGAGTCATTTGAAACTGGCAAAGAAGTTTTTATTTTGTCAGAAGATGAAAAAATCCCATTACCAATTGGAGAGTATCAGCTTGAAGATGGTAGAGGATTAGAAGTAACTGAGGAAGGCATAATTTCTGAATTGAATGAGTCTTATATGGAAGATGAAAAAGAAGATGAAGATGAAGAAAAAAAGGAAGATGAAAAGGAAGATGAAAAGGAAGATATGAAATATGTAACAAGAGAAGAATTTCGTAAAGAAATGGACGACCTAAAAAAATCTATTGAAGAAATGATGGATTACAAAGACAAAGACAAAGAAGAAATGTCATCTCAGGTAGCTACTGAAATTGCAGTAGAGATGAGTAAAACACCAGCAACAGAGCCGATCAAACACAGCCCAGAAGAAGAAAAAGCTGAGTTTAAGTTCAAGTTTGCAGGTGAAAGAACAAAATCTACTCTAGATAGAGTAATGGAAACTATAAGTAATAAATAAAAATTAAAATAATTATGGCAGTATTAACGCACGTAAGCGACGATGTAATGAGAATGTTTGATGATTACGAAACAGTAACAGCAACAGGTTCATTAAATTTATCAGATTCTGGAAAAGTTTTCAGAATATCTGGAACTGGATATACAGTAACACTACCTGCACCAACAGCAGGATGGAAGGCAAAATTTGTTGTAGCAGCAGCATTTTCAACAGACTTCATAGTACAATCACCTGCAGATAATAGAGATACTATTAATGGCGGAGTGATGGTAAATGGAGCAATCGTTGAAGCTGATGCAGTAGACAGAGTAACATTTGAAGATGACGCTGAAAGTATCGGAGATTATATCGAGATTCATTCAGATGGCACAAGCTATTTTCTATGGGGAAATGGTAATGCAGCTTCTTCAATATCAGTTGGCGAATTATAATATTAACTAAATAAAAAAGATAAAAAGATATGGCGACTACAACTTCGATAACAACTACTTATGCAGGCGAATTTGCTGGTGAGTATATAGCAGCAGCTTTATTAAGTGGTGTAACATTATCACAAGGAGGGGTTACAATTAAACCCAATATTAAGTTCAAAGAAGTGATCAAAAAGTTATCTATGAACAGCATTTTAAAAGATGCTTCTTGCGACTTTGATCCAACTTCAAATGTAACTTTAACTGAAAGAATACTACAACCTGAGGAGTTCCAAGTAAATCTACAACTTTGTAAAAAAGATTTTAGACAAGATTGGGACGCTCAAAGTATGGGATTCAGTCAGTATGACAATTTACCTAAAAGATTTTCTGACTTTATGATTGCACAAGTTGCAGCTAAAGTAGCAGAAAAGGTAGAGCAAAACATATGGCAAGGTGCAACAGCAAACGTAGGCGAATTTAATGGCTTCCAAGCTTTATTGGCAGCAGATGGAGACGTTGTTGATGTATCAGGAACTACTTTATCAGCATCAAATATTGTTGCAGAGTTAGGTAAGGTCGTTGATGCAATACCTGGAGCGGTATATGGAAAAGAAGATGTAAAAATTTATATTCCTACAAGCGCAGCTAAATTTTATATTCAAGCACAAGCAGCATTAGGTTATAGAGAATTATATAACGTTGGAAAAACAGAAATGAACTTCCAAGGTATTCCACTATTTACTGCACCTGGACTTGGTAATGATAAAATGGTAGCAGCAGAGTCATCAAACTTATTCTTTGGTACTGGTCTATTAAACGACTGGCAAGAAGTTAAGTTAATTGATATGGCTGACATTGACGGAAGTCAAAATGTAAGAGTAGTATTAAGAGGTAGTGCAGGTGTACAACACGGAATAGGTGCTGACATTGTACTATATTCGTAATAGTGTTTAATTAAAAAGGTGGGTGTTAATCCATCTGCCTTTTTTAAAAATTTAAAAATATGGCTTGTAATATAACAAACGGAAGAAGTTTAGCTTGTAAATCAGGTGTAGGTGGATTAAGATATGTTTTCTTTTCAAACTACAGCAACGCAACAAGAGATTTAGCAATTGCAGGGGATGGCTCTGTAACGCTTGATGGCTCTGTTGATTTTTTTAGATATGATTTAAAAGGTAATTCATCTTTAGAAACAGCCATAAACTCATCAAGAGAAAATGGAACGACTTTTTACGAAAGTACACTTAATTTAACATTACAATTTTTAGACAAAGCTACACAAGAGCAAATTAAATTACTTGCTCACGGTAGACCGCAGGTTGTAGTGGTGGATTATAACGGTAATGCTTTCTTATTAGGAAAACAACACGGTTGTGAAGTAAGTGGAGGAACTATGGTATCAGGCGCAGCGATGGGCGACTTGTCAGGATTTACATTAGTATTGACTGCACAAGAAACTAACCCACCATTCTTCTGTGCAGCAGCACCATCAGATGATGCTACTTCACCAATTGATCCAAATGCATAAATGAGTTATGGTTTATAAATGTAAAGGGGGCTATATGCCCTCTTTTTTTTTACAAATATTTTAATTTACTTTGTTATATAGGTATGAAGATAATGACGACAAGTGCTACTGGTCAATCTCTTAGAGTAATACCAAGAAGATTTAGTTCTGTTAGTAATATTGTAGTCAGAGATGAAAGCACAAATGAAAGCTTTACATACACAAATGTTAATACAAGTACAGCTTTTAATAATTATATAAGTATAACTAATCAAGGTGCTGGTTATGTAGATTCAGATAGTAATACTATATTAAAAGAAGGTAGATTTTATACCCTATCGGTTAATGATAGTAGCGGAATTATTTACAAGGATAAAATTTTTGTAACTAATCAAACTGTTAATCAAGCAAATAATAATTATTATGATATTAATAGTGGGGAATATACAACTGATAGTCAAACAGCAATGAATGATAACGATTACATAATAATATGAGCGATTTAAGAATAGTTAATTTAAGTACATATACAAGTCCTGTTATTACAGAAGTAAAAAACAAAGACTATATACAATATGGCGAAGATAATATGTACTTTCAGTACTTAATTGATCGTTATAATGGTAGCCCAACAAATAATGCTATAATCAATGGTATTAGTGAAATGATTTATGGTAAAGGATTAGATGCTACAGATTCATCAAGAAAGCCAAATGAATATGCACAAATGCGAGTTTTATTTCACAATGATTGTGTTAGAAAACTATGTTATGATTTTAAATTAATGGGGCAGTGTGCTTTGCAAGTTATTTACTCACAAGATAGAAGTAAAATTGCAAGATTAGAGCATATGCCTGTTGAAACATTACGAGCAGAAAAAAGTGAAGATGGAGAAATTAAAGCATATTATTATGCTAATGATTGGACAAAAGTAAAACCTAATACAAAATTAAAGAAAATACCAGCTTTTGGTATGAGTAATCAAAATTTAGAAATTATGTATATTAAACCATACAGGGCAGGGTTTTTCTATTATAGCCCTGTTGATTATCAAGGTGGTTTACAATATGCAGAACTTGAGGAAGAAGTTAGCAACTATCATTTAAACAATATAATGAATGGTTTAGCACCAAGTATGTTAATTAACTTTAATAATGGTGTACCAAACGAAGAAGAAAGGGAACTTATTGAGCAAAGAATATACCAAAAATTTAGTGGTAGCAGCAATGCAGGAAAATTTATACTTGCATTTAATGATAATGCAGAAAGTCAAGCAAATATTGATCCAGTACAATTATCAGATGCACATAACCAATATCAGTTTTTAAGCGAAGAAAGTACAAAAAAAATAATGGTATCACACAGGGTTGTTAGCCCAATGCTGTTAGGTATAAAAGATCAAACAGGTTTAGGCAACAATGCTGATGAATTAAAAACAGCATCTATATTAATGGATAATACTGTAATAAGACCTTTTCAAACGCTTTTAATAGACCACTTTGATAAAATATTAGCTTATAATAATATCAGCCTTAATTTATACTTTAAAACACTTCAGCCGCTTGAATTTACTGACTTGGATAATGTTGAGGATCAAGAAACTAAAGAAGAAGAAACTGGAGTTAAGTTAAGTTCTGATTATTTTTTAGATCAAAACACAGGATCGCAACTTGCAGATAATATAATTGAACAGGGCGAGGATATTGGCGAGGATTGGCAACTGATTGATGAAAGACCAGCCTTTGAAGATGAAAGCGACATTAAAAACTATTTTGAATTTGCAAGTGTAATAACCGGAGATGGGCGAAAAAAAAGCGTACAAGATACAAGCTTGTTTAGGATCAGATATGTTTATACTGCAGGTAGATCAACAGAGGGAGAAAGCCGAGAGTTTTGTAAAAAAATGATGGCTGCTAATAAAGTTTATCGTATGGAAGATTTAAATAAAATTAGCAAAGCAAATGTTGATTTAAGCCCAGCTGATGCAAAAGGCGAGGGTTATAACATTTGGTTATATAAAGGTGGCGTGAATTGTAGTCATTATTGGATGCGAAGAATATATTTAAAGAAAAACAACAAAAAAATATCAGTAGCAAGAGCAAGAAAAATAATAAGTGCATTACCGCAGAATGAAAAAAAAGGTGCAAGGTTTGATGTTAATGCACCTGAGGTAGCACAAATTGCATCGGCAAGGAATAATTATTGGAGAAAAAATTAGAAAATGGCAACAGCATTATTTATTACAAGAACACAATTAGTAAAAAATTCTATACTTGATGGAAACGTGGATACAGATAAATTTATTCAGTTTATCAAAATTGCACAAGAGATTCATATTAGAAATTATTTAGGTACTGATTTATATAATAAAATTAGTAATGATATTGCTGGAGTTGGTGGTGCAAGTTTATCAGGTAATTATTTAACACTTGTTACAACATATATACAACCAATGCTAATACACTTTGCGATGGTGGATTATTTGCCATTTGCAGCATACCAAATAAAAAATGGCGGTGTATTTAAACATACAAGCGAAAATGCAGAAACTGTATCAAAAAGCGAAGTAGATTTTTTGATCGCTAAAGAAAGAAATATTGCAGAATATTACACAAGAAGATTTATTGACTATATGAGTTTTAATCAATCACTATTTCCAGAATATACAAGCAATACAAATGAGGATATAGACCCAGATAAAGATTCTTTATTTAATGGTTGGGTATTATGAAAAAAAGAAAAAGTAAACCAAAAAATAAAAACGTACAAAAATTAATAGTGTACTTAAAAAAAATTGTAAATGGCAGCATTAACTAATACTCAAATATCGGTAACATATGTAGGGCTTTTAAAAACAAGTGCTAACACAGTTTTATCATCTTCAGGTCAGCAAATAACTGATGGCGAGGGTAATAATAGTATTTTGTTTTTATCCACAGCAGGAGTAGGTATTGGTGGTGCAGCATCATCAGGCAAGGAATTAGATGTAACAGGTAATGTACTTGTAACAGGTGATCTACAAGTTGATAACATAAATATAGATGGTAATACCATATCAGCTACAAGTGGTGTTGTAACATTAGCAAATGGTGCGATAGCTACTACACAAAGTCAAAATGATAACTCAACTAAAATAGCAACAACAGCTTATGTAGATACAGCAATAGATGGAGTAGATACTTTAGCTGAAACACTTGCAAATGGTAATACAACAGGTGGAACAGATATAGCAGTAAGTGCAAACGATGATATTACTTTTACAGATACAAGCAAAGCTAAGTTTGGCGCAGGAAATGATTTACAAATTTCACATAATGGCACAGATTCTCAAATAACAAACTTAACAGGTCATTTACAATTTACCAATACTGCTGATGATAAAGATATAACTTTTGCAACCGATGATGGTTCAGGTGGTGATACGACTTATATAACATTGAATGGTAGCGATGTAATAACTACAATTCATAAAAACTTTAGATACCTTGATAGTGTAAAAGCAACTTTTGGTAATGGAGATGATTTAGAAATTTATCACGATAGCAGTAATAGTTATATTGATGAAACAGGCACAGGTAGTTTATATGTGAGAGCAAGTGATACTGTTTATGTGCAAAAATCAGATGGCTCATCAAATATGGCACAATTTACAGCAGGTGGTGGCTCTCATTTATATCATAATAACAATTTAAAATTTTCTACTACAAGTACAGGTGCAACAATAACAGGTAATCTTGTAATGGGAACAGGTCAAGTAAAATTTGCTGACACTGGTAAATTAATGCTTGGTGATTCAAACGACCTACAAATATATCACGATGGTAGTCATAGTTATATTGAGGATTCAGGCACAGGTAGATTAATTATAAAATCAGATTACTTTGAAGTTGATAATGCAGCAGGTAATGAAGCTATGCTTGAGGCGATACAAGATGGTGCTGTAAACTTATATTATAATGGTAGCAAAAAGTTTGAAACTACAAGTACAGGGGTTACTGTTACAGGAAATACATTAACAAATTCAGCTTCAAGTTCTGATACTTATCAAGGTTTATCAACAGGAACAAGTAGTTTTATTATATTAGCTAATTCAGGTGGTAATGCTTTCGCAGGATCAACAAATGGAAGTTATGTAATTTATTCAGGTGGTAATGCAAGTTCAACTACAGGTGCAGGAGCTAGTTTAGCTTTAACCATAGACTCTTCACAAAACGCAACTTTTGCAGGTGATGTAACTTTATCTTCAGCAAGTAGCCCTAGTTTAACAATCACAGATACGACTAATACTGTAACATTCAAAGCATATTCACAAAATTCAAATTCACATATAGGCACAACCACTAACCATCCTTTAATAATTGATACAAATAATACAGCAGCTATTACATTAGACACATCACAAAACGCAACTTTTGCAGGTAATTTACAAGTTCAAGGTGCTGATGTTACTATAACTGCAAACATAATACACGCAGGGGATGGAAACACCTTTTTTGGTTTTAATGATAATGATTCTTGGAGAGTTGTAACAGGTGGAACTCAAGCGTTTTTATTAGATAGTTCACAAGATGCAACTTTTGCAGGTGCAGTTACAGGAACAAGTTTTTCGGCAACAGGTGGATTCTT